CATACTCTGTCTGATCTGGTATCGCCACAATAACTGCCGGAACTGCCTGCTCGTATAATGACTGCCCTGATCGCTGTGGAACATCACCCCGCCGGGCTTACCACGGGTTTCCCATGCCATTTCCAGCGCTTTCATGGTGAGCCTGCTGTCCGGCGAGAACGACATGGCCCAGCCCACTGGTTTTCTTGCGAACAGGTCGAGAACAACGGCGAGGTACGCCCAGCGCTTACCCGTCCAGATATAGGTCACATCACCGCACCACACCTGATTTGGCTCGGTCACGGCGAACTGCCTTTCAAGGTAGTTAGGGATAGCAACATGTTCATGACCACCACGTTTATACCGGTGAGTCGGCTGCTGACAGCTGACCAGCCCCAGCTCTTTCATGAGCCTGCCAGCAAGCCAGCGTCCCATCTGGTAGCCTCTCCGGGTTGCCATTGTGGCGATGCTTCTTGCTCCGGCCGAACCGTGGCTGATGCCATGTAGCTCAAGTACCTGACTACGTAATACAGCCCGTCTGCCGTCTGGTTTTTCAGGACGGTTTTTCCAGTATCTGTAGCTGCTGCGATGAACCCCGAACACATGGCAGAGTGTGACCACAGGATAATGCGCTCTGAGTTTCCCGATTATCGAGAACTGTTCAGGGAGTCTGACATCAAGAGCGCGGTAGCCTTTTTTAATATTTCATTCTCCATTTCAATGCGTTGTAGCTTTTTCCTGAGCTCACGGATTTCAATTTGTTCCGGGGTAATGGGGGAGGCTTTTGGTGTTTTGCCCTGACGCTCATCACGCAGTTGTTTGACCCATCTTGTCATTGTGGAAAGGCCAACATCCATAGCTTTGGCGGCATCTGCCACCGTGTATTTCTGGTCAACAACCAGTTGAGCGGATTCGCGTTTAAACTCTGCGCTAAAATTTCTTTTTTTCATTGGAGCACCTGTGTTGTTCTGAGGTGAGCATATCACCTCTGTTCAGGTGGCCAAATTCAGTGTGCCACTTCACTTAAACATTTTTCCGGAGCAAAAGGCTATAAGCGGCATACTGACGCGGTAATTACGGCCCAGCGGTTCACAAATCACCTTCTGACATTCACGGTCAACCAGGCTAACACGTAGAACATGCCCTGCAGGTGTGGTGTACCACTGACCCGGACGAGGACAACGGAAAGTCTGATTGGTAAACCGTTTGAAAATATTCCGGATCATTTACGCCCCCTTACCTCTGAAGGGTTCAGCGACAAATTTATGAGGCAGGCCAGTGCCGAAGCATCATTAATATAGTCATACAAGCTAACAGCCAGCGGAGATTCGGCTTTTGCCAACATAGGATAAAGCTGCTGCAGCCAGACCTGATGAATTGATGAAATGTAGGAATAGAGAACGCTGGCGTTATGTGCAACATCGCTCAGTACAGAGGGATTTGAAAGCTGTTTCTCCATCTGGTTAAAGGCATTGATGTATGCCTCTTTGAACTGGGCAGCACGTTTACCCGTGAAGCCCATGGCAAGAAACGCAAAACCGTCGCGGGTGATTTGGTAACAAGGGAGTTTGCGGCCTGATGCGTCGGTGTATTCACTTAACACAAAATTGTGTTCAGTAAATTCAGCGGAACATTCGAGGTTTCTAATTCTATCTAAAACCCGCTCATGCCGTTTAGTAAAGTAATTAGCTACTGCAAGAGATGTGGTGACAACGCGACCATTGATAATCGTGATTTCAGGGTGAGATTGGGTTGGGAGAGTAGTCATGGTGACAGCCCCTATGTTGAATTCAATGAACTCACCACCAAGGCTTTCCACGACCATATAGGTGGTGAGACGTACAGGGGTGGAAATACCGGTCAACATAGAACCCGGCCCAACCGAAGTTGGCCCTGCACGCCCCACCATAATTTGGGCGTAACGATGCTCATGACACGAAAAAACCGCATGAGCGCGGTTGTGCTCTATATTGAATTTCGGGTTTCCACGCCCGGCACCCGCTTTATAAGGTGCCTGAACAGTGTAACGTCCCGGAATGGCAGAATCAATGTGCTGGTGGCGATTGGTAAACAGTTTGAAAATATTCCGGATCATTTACGCCCCCTTACCTCTGAAGGATTCAGCGACAAATTTATGAGGCAGGCCAGCGCCGAAGCATCATTAATATAGTCATACAAGCTAACAGCCAGCGGAGATTCGGCTTTTGCCAACATGGGATAAAGCTGCTGCAGCCAGACCTTGTGGATTACCGACAGGTGGGAGTAAAGCACGCTGGCGTTATCTGCGGCATCGCTCAGCGTGGATGGCTTTGAAAGCAGTTTTTCCATCTGGTTAAAGGCATTTATGTATGCCTCTTTGAACCGGGCAGCACGTTTACCAGTGAAGCCCATAGCAAGGAACGCGAAGCCATCGCGGGTGATTTGATAGCAAGGTAGTTTGCGGCCTGTGCAATCGGTGTAATCACTCACCGAAAAATTGCGGGCAGTGAATGATGCGGAGCATTCAAGCGTGCGGATCTTTTTCAGTACATCGTCATGACGTTTGGAGAAGAAGTTGGCAACAGCTAGGGATGAAGTAACAGCCTGACCATCAACGATGGCAATTTCAGGTTGAGTGAGGGTTGGGAGAGTAGTCATAGTGACAGCCCCGGTAGTCAGTTTTTTAGAAAACTCACCACATGGGACGCCAATCACAGAGGTGGTGAGACGTACAGGGTTGGCGTTACCGGAGACTACCGAACCCGGCCCGACCGAAGTCGGCCCTGTACGCCCCACCATAATTTGGGCGTAGCAATGCTCATGACACGAAAAAACCGCATGAGCGCGGTTATGCTCAGTAATCAATTTCAGGACGCCAATCCCGGCACCCGCTTTATAAGGTGCCTGAACAGTGTAACGTCCCGGAATGGCAGAATCAATGTGCTGGTGGTCCTTCACACTCAACAAAATCACGCCTGAATTTCCACAAAGGACTAAAGCACTCATGCTGGTAGTCTTTGCGAAGATAGATAACGCGCTGTGTTTCTGGCTCCCAACGAATAACATGGACATAAAGCCCTCTTCCGTCACGAAACCAGCGGTTAAGTTCCTGCACAACTCGCCCCCCACAGTCAGGTAAAGTTCTCTGTGGTTACTTACAGCCAGGTGATCTGGTAATCTGCATTCATGCCGTAACAACAGGTGTTCAGCGACACTGACCACCAGCTGTTGCGACAAACGGTTATTTGCCGTTAAACTGTTCATGCGTTAGTTTCTCCACAGACACAAAACGCCACGACGCCCGGAGCTGCACACTCGCGGGCGTCACTCTTTTCTGGAGCGCAGAAGATTTTGTAGACCAGTGCTGCATGCTCCTGGAGCTTCGAAATTGACAGATACAACTCATCATTAATTGCTGTCTGCTCGTGTGGCTCCACGACCCCATCTTCGATTGCCGAACGAATCTGCTTTGAGTAATTCCCGATCTGTTCGATGACTTCCAGCAGGCGCTGGTTTATATCGGCGTTCTCTACTTCCTCAATTTCAGGAAGCGATACGAACACCCCACCAGCAGACTGTGCGACAGCATCCGCAATGTAGTGAGTGCCAGCAGCACGCTGTAAAATCATTGCCCATCCCAGCGGGAAAATCTGATCGCCATCTGCACGAAGGCGGTTGAATAAAGCGTTCTCTGTTACATCCAGCCACTCAGCAGCTTCAGCGTAACCCCCCGGCAACGCCGCGATAGTTTTTCTGACAGCTTTCACGTACCACTCAGGCTGTTTTTCCACTTTCCAGTGATGATTACCCACGGCTTACCTCCTGTTCCTGTGGTTTAAACCCATTCTGGTTTTGGCTAGATTGAAAACGTGCCGGATAAAGAATCTGCATTTCGCTGATTTCACCCTTAAAAAAATTGGCCAGACGTTCTGCAAGATCGATAGATGGAATTTGTTCCAGTCTTTCAATACGACTCAGCGTCGCTGGATTGACCTGAACGCCAGCAGCAACATGCTGCAAAGTAAATCCGTGCGCCTTACGCACATTCCGTAATAGTGATTGCATATAACCTCCACATATTGCGTGATGGGCATATTATTTCACGCAAATATTTTGCGCAAGTTGATTTGCTTAACGCGCAATAAAGAAATGTAATAAACGCATGAACATAGGAAACCGAGTCAGACAACTTCGCCAGGCGAAGAACATGAAAATCGCCGATCTCGCTGAAGCAATAGGAGTGGATGCGGCGAATATCTCACGCCTGGAAACAGGTAAGCAGAAACAATTCACTGAACAAGCCCTGAGTAATATTGCCAGGAGCTTAGGTGTTGATATTGCTGATCTCTTTACCTCAGACTTCAAAAGTAATACTGTATGTAAAAACAGTATTAGTGAGGATGTTGCGCAGGTGAAGGATGTATTCCGTATTGAAATGCTGGATGTCAGTGCCAGTGCGGGAAATGGCCTTATCCAGGGCGGTGATGTCATTGATGTGATTCATGCCATTGAATACAGAACTGATAATGCTGTATCGATGTTTGGCGGACGGCCAGCAAATCACATTAAAGTTATCAACGTTCGTGGGGACAGTATGTGTCCAACCATTGAGCCAGGAGATCTCATCTTCGTTGATGTCAGTATCAATCAGTTTGATGGAGATGGTATCTATGTATTTGGTTTTGATGATAAAATTTATGTCAAACGACTGCAAATGATACCTGACAAACTACTGGTGATTTCTGATAACCAGATTTATCGTGAATGGGGAATTACCAGCGAAAATGAACACCGGTTTATGGTCTTTGGAAAGGTCTTAATCAGCCAGTCACAAACCCTTAAGCGACACAATTAACCCTTACCTCCTCATCAATTAGCCACCCGAAGGTGGCTTTTCATTACCCATCAAATTGCATATCTCGCAACAAAAATACTTGCATAATGCGCAACTTCATTTTATCTTTCTTTCCAGACCAACAAACAAGGTACTAACAAAATTTGGTTGTAACACGGCGTATGGCACATGCGTCGTTAGCGGTCTGGGGACGTTAAAGGGGACAATCCACTCCTTGCTCGGGCAAACAAACCAGGTAGCCGGAATGTGCAAGTCAATGATGATGCTGATAAGACGCCTAACCAGCGTGGCGATTCGGTTTGACGCCTGGGAAGAGACCAGGGTGCAACGATGAGGGCATTTATGGAACCGCGACAAAGTATGGTGCCGTAACTGGCTAAGTGCTCTCAGCGTTGTGGTAATCCGCGAAATGGCGCGGCGGTAAGTATGGCGGGGTTATTCCTTCCCCGTTGAGGACACCGGGTTGTCAGGTTGACCATACGCTTAAGTGACAAGCCCACCACAACAGCCACTGCTTTGGCGGTACCAGTTTGTACACTTGCTTCCGGCTGGTACCGCTCTTTTTACAAAACAGAGAAGAGCATCACCGGACGACGGGCTCATAACCCAATCCACCCGGGCGGCTGCCACCGCAGGTGTTCTTCTCTGTTTTGTGGAGAAACCAACCGACCTTGCAGGGTCGATATGATGAGGAGCAGCAAAATGGCTAGCGAACGCAGTACTGATGTGCAGGCATTTATCGGGGAGCTGGACGGCGGCGTATTTGAAACCAAAATCGGCGCTGTTCTCAGTGAAGTCGCTTCAGGTGTGATGAACACGAAAACCAAAGGGAAGGTCTCGCTCAACCTGGAAATCGAACCGTTTGATGAGAACCGTGTGAAAATAAAACACAAACTCTCATATGTTCGTCCGACTAACCGCGGGAAAATTTCCGAAGAAGACACCACCGAAACGCCGATGTATGTCAATCGCGGTGGTCGCCTGACTATTCTGCAGGAAGACCAGGGACAATTACTGACTCTTGCCGGTGAACCTGACGGAAAACTCCGCGCAGCAGGTCATTAATATCGTTCTTAATTAACTGATTATTTATCTCATCACTGAATATCTTAATATAGTGAGGACTTATTATGTCTCAGAACTTAGACGCAACCGCAATTAATCAAATCCATGCCCTTATTTCTGCTCAGGGTGTTAATGAAATTATCAGTAAGATTGGTGCCGATGCTGTGGCATTGCCTGAGAATTTCCGCATTCATGATCTGGAAAAATTTAATTTAAATCGCTTCCGTTTCCGTGGTGCGCTTTCCACTGCCAGCATCGATGACTTTACCCGTTATTCTAAAGATCTTGCAGATGAAGGCACCCGCTGCTTTATCGATGCTGATAATATGCGTGCCGTCAGTGTGCTTAACCTGGGTACTATTGATGAACCAGGTCACGCAGATAACACCGCCACTCTCAAACTGAAAAAGACAGCACCGTTCTCTGCCCTGTTGTCTGTTAACGGCGAGCGTAACTCCCAGAAATCACTGGCAGAATGGATTGAAGACTGGGCCGACTACCTTGTGGGCTTTGATGCTAATGGTGACGCCATTCAGGCAACCAAAGCGGCTGCGGCGATCCGTAAAATCACAATTGAAGCGAACCAGACCGCTGATTTTGAAGATAATGACTTCAGCGGCAAACGCTCCCTGATGGAGTCTGTCGAAGCGAAGACCAAAGACATTATGCCAGTGGCATTTGAATTTAAATGCGTTCCGTTTGAAGGTCTGAAAGAACGTCCGTTTAAATTACGCCTCAGCATTATCACTGGCGATCGTCCTGTACTGGTTCTGCGCATTATTCAGCTGGAAGCGGTGCAGGAAGAAATGGCTAACGAATTTCGTGATCTGCTTGTTGAGAAATTCAAAGACAGCAAAGTAGAAACCTTTATTGGTACTTTGAGGTAGCCTGAGTTTAACGGACACTCCTTCCTGAAATAGAATGGCATCAGAAGGAGCTAATAATGAGCAGAAAAACCCAACGTTACTCTAAAGAGTTCAAAGCCGAAGCTGTCAGAACGGTTCTTGAAAATCAACTTTCGATCAGTGAAGGCGCTTCCCGATTATCTCTTCCTGAAGGCACTTTAGGACAATGGGTTACCGCCGCCAGAAAAGGGCTCGGTACTCCTGGTTCCCGCACGGTGGCTGAACTGGAATCTGAAATTCTGCAACTGCGTAAGGCGTTAAATGAAGCTCGCCTTGAGCGAGATATATTAAAAAAAGCAACAGCGTATTTTGCACAGGAGTCGCTGAAAAATACGCGTTAATCGAACAATGGCGACAACAATTTCCCATTGAAGCGATGTGTCAGGTATTTGGTGTATCCAGGAGCGGTTATTACAACTGGGTACAGCATGAACCCTCAGACAGAAAACAAAGTGATGAGCGGCTAAAACTGGAGATTAAGGTGGCACATATCCGCACTCGCGAAACATATGGAACCCGGCGGCTCCAGACGGAGCTGGCAGAGAATGGCATCATCGTTGGTCGTGACCGACTGGCACGTCTTCGTAAGGAGCTAAGGCTACGCTGTAAGCAGAAACGCAAGTTCAGAGCGACTACGAACCCGAACCACAATCTGCCAGTTGCGCCAAATCTGCTGAACCAGACGTTCGCTCCTACAGCACCAAATCAGGTCTGGGTGGCGGACCTGACGTATGTTGCCACACAGGAGGGATGGTTGTACCTCGCTGGCATCAAAGATGTTTATACGTGCGAAATTGTCGGCTACGCCATGGGAGAGCGCATGACAAAAGAGCTGACAGGTAAAGCCCTGTTTATGGCGCTCAGGAGCCAGCGCCCACCTGCCGGGCTAATCCACCACTCTGATCGAGGTTCACAGTACTGCGCATACGATTACCGGGTCATACAGGAGCAGTTTGGTCTGAAAACATCAATGTCGCGTAAAGGTAACTGTTACGACAACGCTCCGATGGAAAGCTTCTGGGGAACGCTGAAAAATGAGAGCCTGAGCCACTATCGTTTTAATAACCGGGATGAAGCCATCTCAGTAATACGGGAATACATTGAGATTTTCTACAATCGTCAGCGTCGTCACTCTCGTCTGGGGAATATCTCCCCGGCAGCCTTCAGGGAAAAATATCATCAGATGGCTGCTTAAAAAAGAACAAATGGTAGTGTCCGCTATTGCCAGTACACCTCACTTTCACCGCCTGATTTCATTACTGCAAATGCCCCTGCGGGGGCATTTATGTAAACATAATTTACCCAATAATCGCCAGATGGTGAGGGCTTCCTTTTACCAGAATTCAGCACAGTGCAACGCATATACGTGGAGAACAAAATGTCATTTATTAAAACTTTTTCCGGGAAGCATTTTTATTATGACAGGATAAATAAAGACGACATCGATATTAACGATATCGCGGTTTCCCTTTCAAATATCTGTCGCTTTGCCGGTCATCTTTCACACTTCTACAGCGTCGCCCAACATGCGGTGCTTTGCAGCCAGCTGGTACCGCAGGAATTTGCTTTTGAAGCGTTAATGCATGATGCAACAGAAGCGTATTGCCAGGACATCCCCGCACCACTGAAACGCTTTCTTCCTGACTATAAACGGATGGAAGAAAAAATAGACACAGTAATCCGTGAGAAATACGGGTTACCCCCGGTTATGAGTACACCCGTGAAATATGCCGATCTCATCATGCTGGCAACCGAACGCCGCGATCTCGGGCTTGATGATGGCTCTTTCTGGCCAGTACTGGAAGGCATCTCTGCCACAGAGATGTTCAAAGTTATTCCACTGTCGCCAGGCCATGCCTACGGGATGTTTATGGAACGCTTTAACGAGTTATCGGAGTTACGCACATGCGCATGAGTCTTTCAACTGAACAACCGCTGGAGGGGTAGCAATGAGCAACTTAATGACAACAAAACAAGTCGCCGAATTCTGTGGCGTTTCAATATCGACGGTGCTTCGCTGGAACAGCGTAAACAGGAGGACAGGCCAGAAATACAGGCCAGATTTTCCAGATCCTGATATTAAATCCTGCTCAAATAAATGGGCATCACGCAAAATATACAGATTTGCTGGAGTTATTGAGTAATGAGAGTTAGCCAAGAGGTGAGATAATATCCATCTATGGCACAGAACTAAACATAATCTGACTATATGCTCTGTGCCAAAAACAGATGTTATATCATGTATTGTATGCTCATCCTGCAAAATATAAATTCCGCAGATACCCCTTACCTCTGAATATTAATCCACAATGGATGCGACAAAAAAGATTTTGAGTTGGCATCAGGCGAAATATTAATAATTATAATACCCCATGCACAATGCCATCTGAGTCATCATATCCTGGTCTCTATCAATATTTATCTTGCCATCAGAAAAATCCAACACAAAGAAATGATGAAATTTCGGCGGAACAACTTTAGAGTAAAAGCAGAAATACTCATTATTCCTTTCATATTGAAAATTAACGTATATTTTTTAATTTTTTATTTTCCACCAGGTCCATAAACATTTTATTTAAATCTGACCTTTTACTTTCCTTGTCATCATCTTGAAGCTTAGGATCAAAGTAACGTATTAAGCAGTTTTCAATAATTCTCCCCTCATTATCAACATCAATTTCATCCAGTAGAGAGGTAATGACTCCAACTTACTGATAGTGTTTTATGTTCAGATAATGCCCGATGACCTTGTCATGCAGCTCCACCGATTTTGAGAACGACAGTGACTTCCGTCCCAGCCTTGCCAGATGTTGTCTCAGATTCAGATTATGTCGCTCAATGCGCTGAGTGTAACGCTTGCTGATAACGTGCAGCTTTCCCTTCAGGCGTGATTCATACAGCGGCCAGCCATCCGTCATCCATACCACGACCTCAAAGGCCGACAGCAGGCTCAGAAGACGCTCCAGTGTGGCCAGAGTGCGTTCACCGAAGACGTGCGCCAC